CCAATATGTCCCTTTCTGTTAAGTCTAGATTTAAAGAATACTAAATAGTTATGACGAATTAAAAAACATATTTGATTCGGCAAACTTAATGTTAACAATATTATATATGGGAGAAAACTAACATGGCATTTCAAGTATCACCTGGCGTACAGGTAAAAGAAATTGATGTCACTAATGTAGTTCCAGCAGTATCATCTAGTATAGGTGGATACTCTGGTATGTTTAGTTGGGGCCCTGTTGATGAAGTAAAGACTGTAGTCTCTGAAAAGGGATTAGCAGAAATATTTGGTCAACCCAATGATGACAATACATCAAGAGAACATTTCTACACTGTTGCAACTTTTTTAAGGTATGCGAGTGCAATTAAGGTAGTTCGTTGTACAACAACGAATATGCTTAATGCAACTAGTGGTGGTTCTTCTGGTCTATTAGTCAAAAACGACACTCACTGGAACGAATCATTTGCGAATGGTTCTGGTAGTGTTGGAGATTGGGGTGCTAAATATGCTGGTGGATTAGGAAACTCGATAAAAGTTTCTATGGCATCCAGTTCTGCAGCTTTCAGTGCATCAAATGTGACAACTACTAACTCTACTGCAGCCGTAGATGGAACAACTGTTCCAGTGGCAGCGGGTGAGGTTTTTTATGTAGGAGATAAGATAACTGTTGGTGCTGATACCAATCAGTATTCTGTCAGTGCGATCACATATGATTCTGGAAGTACAGGTGCGGGTGACATAACTGTCGCTCTTGCTTCGGATACAACCAAAGGATTGCAAGTAGCAGTAACAAGTGGTTTAAATATTTCTAGGGAATGGGAATATGCAACTTACTTTGATGTAGCTCCAGGCACTTCTGTCAATGCAACAAGTAAAGGTGCGTCTAATGATGAGATGCATGTTATTGTTGTTGACGAAGATGGGGATATCACAGGACAAGTTGGAGAAATTCTTGAAGTATTCGTAGGATTATCCAAAGCTTCTGATGCTAAAGACACTTTTGGTGCTGGTAACTATTACAGAGATGTAATCAGAAATCAGTCTCAATACCTTTGGTGGTTAGACCACAACTCTAACATATCTACTACAATTGGTGTAACATTACAATCATCTGGTACTGGTCGTACTTTTAGTACCTACAGTTTACCAGAAACGGACAGTCTATCTAATGGTGTTGATGGAAGGAATCCAACTACTGCACAAAAGAATACAGGTTATTCTACCTACTTAGGTGATGCAGAAACAGTTGATGTTGCCTTCTTAATTGCAGGGCCAAATAGTGCAGATGATGTAAGTGGGTCTGACAGTGCTACTGTTGCCGAAGCTACTAGTCACATAAACAATCTAATAACAATTGCCGAGTCAAGGAAAGATTGTGTGGTTGTGGCAAGTCCTCGAAGAGCAGATGTTGTGAACAACACAAGCTCAGAACAGAGTGCGGTAACAACTCTTGCAGATACATTAACTTCAACTTCATATGCAGTTATGGATAGTAACTGGTTATATGTTTATGACAAATATAACGATCAATATTGTTATGTTCCAGCTTGTGGTTCTACTGCGGGTCTTATGGCAAGAACTGATCTTGTTAGAGATGCATGGTATTCACCAGCAGGATTTAACAGAGGTCAATACTTTGGTGTAACTAAACTTGCATGGAATCCTAATCAAGCAAATAGGGATGAACTATACAAGAAGAGAGTTAATCCAATAGTAACTTTTCCCGGCGAGGGAACAGTGCTGTTTGGTGACAAAACTCTATTGAGTTCTCCAAGTGCATTTGATCGAATCAATGTTCGTAGATTATTCATAATTTTAGAGAAAGCAATATCAACTGCTGCTAAGTTTCAACTCTTTGAGTTCAATGATGCATTCACAAGAGCAAACTTTAGAGCAACGATAGAACCTTTCTTAAGGGCAGTGCAAGGAAGACGAGGAATCGTAGATTTCCAAGTCGTTTGTGATGAGACTAACAACACACAAGCAATTGTTGATGCAAATCAATTCCAAGCATCTATTTTCGTTAAACCAAATAAGAGTATCAACTTTATCACTCTTAACTTCGTGGCTGCAAGGTCTGGAGTTGAGTTTGAAGAAGTATATGGTGCTACTAACACATTAGCTGGGAGCTAGGGAGTAAGATATGGCTACAATAGATCAATTCAAATCTCAACTAACTGCTGGTGGTGTTCGTAACAATAGGTTTAAAGTTTTTGTACCCAGAGCTGGTGATAAAGCAGAATTCTTAGTGAAGGCTGCAGGCATTCCAGCAGAAACCATTCCGATGGCAGAAGTAAAATTTAGGGGTGCAACCTTAAAGATTGCTGGTGAAAGAACTTACGAAGATTGGACTGTAACAGTTATTAATGATGTAGATTTTAGTATAAGAACAGGAATAGAAGATTGGATGGGAGAAATCCAAGAAAGAGATAGTGGCATTGGTGCTGTCGATCTCGATTACTTGGTATCTCGTGCTTCTGTATCTCAATTGCATAGGGATGATTCAATCCTAGCAACATATGAGTTCTTCAACATGTTCCCAACAACTTTGGGTGCAATTGCGTTGGATATGGACTCTGAGGATGTACAGACTTACGATATCACATTCGCTTACAGTCATTTTGAAAGAACAGTCTAGTTTTCTAGACTGACTCTTTCTTAATGATATAAATACTTTATTATGGACATATTTGGATTTGAAATAAATCGAAAGAAAGATTTGAGTGCATCAAAGAAAGCACCATCTTTTGTTGCACCTGTCAATGATGATGGGGCTCAAGTTATTGAGTCCTCACCATTGGGGTCTCAGTTTGCAGGCGGACAGTATCTTTCGTCATATATTGATATGGAAGGAGCGATCAAGTCTGAGATTGATCTCATTACTCGTTATCGTTCTATGTCCCTCATACCAGAGTGTGACCAAGCCATAGATGATATAATTCACGAAGCTATTGCGACCAACGATTTAGACTCTCCAGTATCTATTAACTTAGATCAAACCGAACTTTCAGACCAAATTAAATCCATAATCAGAGATGAGTATGACGAAATCTTAGCAATGTTAAGATTCAATCACTCTGGTATGGACTTGTTCAGAAAGTGGTACATAGATGGAAGAATGTATTTCCATGTACTTACTGAGAAGGGAGCTCCCAAAAAGGGTATTCAAGGGTTGAGATATATTGACCCTATGAAGATCAAGAAGATTAGGGAAATCCATAAGAAGAAAGATGATAAGACTGGTGTTGAAGTAATTGATAAAGTAGAAGAGTATTATCATTTTGCAGACGCAGGGTTTGATAAAACTGGTTCTACTAATAGTGGACAACACTTAAGGATTAGTCCAGATGCAGTAGTAAATGTAACATCTGGAATGATGGATGCAACCAGAACCCAAATAATTGGTCATTTACATAAAGCACTAAAGAGTGCAAACCAATTAAGGATGATGGAAGATGCTCTTGTCATATATAGAATAACAAGGGCACCAGAAAGAAGGATATTCTACATTGATGTAGGAAACCTTCCAAAAGTGAAAGCAGAACAGTATCTTGCAGATACTATGACCAGATACAAGAACAAACTGGTTTACAATGCTGACACTGGTGAGATCAGAGATGACCGAAGACATATGAGTATGTTGGAGGATTTCTGGCTACCAAGAAGAGAAGGTGGTAGAGGAACAGAGATTACGACTCTGCCAGGCGGACAGAATTTAGGTGAAATAGAAGATATAATCTATTTCCAAAAGAAGCTATATAGAGCATTAAACGTTCCTATTAATAGACTAGAACAAGAAGCTCAATTTAGTCTTGGTCGTTCTACTGAAATATCTAGAGATGAGGTTAAATTTAAGAAATGCATCGATAGACTTAGAAAGAGATTCTCAGATTTGTTTATGCAATCTCTAAAAACACAGTTATTACTTAAGAAGATTATAACTACACAGGACTGGGACGCTTGGAAAGAAGAAATAGTTTTTGATTTTATTGAAGATAACTACTTCAGTGAATTAAAGGAATCAGAAATGATCCGAGAAAGGTTTGAAATGTTAAACTCATTAGACGAATATGTAGG